CGCCATGATACGGGTAAGCATGACCGCCATGCCTTGGCGGTTGGAGATTGCACCTGCGTTGGAGATGTATTGGCCTTTCCACCAATCTTGGCCCGTGCGGGTCAAGCCGCCGTAAGACGAGGCGTTCGTACCGTCGTCGTAGGCTTGATAGAGGGAGTCAAGCTTGTCGGTGTTCGCGAAGTTGTTCGCGTAGAGGTTCGAGGCGAGCGCTTGTTTGATGACGACCGCGGCGTCGGAGGTTACGGCGCGGAGTTTCGGAACGATTACCTCGGATGATTGGATGATTGCCTCCATGCCGAAGAAGCCGATCGGGACGAGGCCGATCTTGAGGTTGAACTGCGCGTTTGTGAGCGCAGCGTTCTCGGCAGGCATGTTGAAGTTGCCGACGAAGTTCGACCAGGAGAAATTGTTGAAGTTGGTCGACTGGACGGGGAACGTGATTTGCGACAAGCCGCCACGAGCGCGCTGTGCGTTCGAGAGGAGGAGAGACAGCAACGGGTGCGATTTGTACAACTGCACAAAGACCGACGGAATCACCGCGCGCCGCGTGATCGCGTTGAGCTGGTTGCCTGTGACGCCGGTTGGGACAATGCCGCCGGTAAGGGGAGCGTTGGTGGTTAGTGCGGGCATTGTTCAGGTCTCCGTTAAAACGCGAGTTGGCGTTGGCGTTGGTTAGGCTGCTTCGTCGATTTCGCCGAGGATTCGAGCGACTTCTTCGTCGGCAGCGGCTTGCGGGTTGTCCCAGAATTTCTGGATGGTCTCGTCGGTTTTGTCCGGAGAATTCCGAACTTCGAGGAGGTTGAAGGTTTGCGGAAGGACCGTTGAGGCTTTCGACGGTCCGGGGGTTTTCGGGAGCGAGTCGAGCAGGATCAGCGCCGCCGCGTCGGGATCGGCGATCTGGCGCTCTTGCATGACTTTGATGAGAGAGTCTTTGCCGTCGGCGGTGAGCTTGCGTTTGCGCACAACTTCATCGATGCGCTCGTGAATCTTGGAAAGCGCATCGCGATCGTCTTGCGATTTCTTGAGCGCTTCGAGCTGCGCCGCCATGTCGGCAACGCGCTTGTCGGATTCTTCGAGTTTTGTGCGGATCGGCGCGGCGTAGCGCTCGGCGATTTCGTCTTCATCTTGGACGGCGAGGCCGAGCTTCTTCAAGCCTTTGCGCGTGGTTGAGCGAGTGGCTTGGTCCTCGGACGTGTAAAGTCCGTTGAGCAAGTCCTTTGCGCGCTTGAGTTGATTGTATTCGGTTTCGTCGACTTCGATGAGAGGCATTGAAGATTCTCCTTTGGATTCGATTCAGACGTTCTTTGCAGGTTGCGGAAGCGTTCGGGTTATTTCCCCTTGCCCGTCGAGCCGCCGACATGATCGATCGACATGCCGCGCGCCGGGGAGCCGGAGAGTTCCTTGGAGCCGGGCAGCGCGGATTTGCGCGCGCCGATGTCCATCGTGTCGGTCGGGACGTACTCCATGACAGAGGAATCCTTCTCGACCGAATTCATGTACGGACCGGGGAACTTGCCGGGGGCGTTGTAGTTGGGACCAGCCATGTTGCGTCTCCTGTTGATCTAGCGTTTGCGCCCGCGCGGGAGAAAATCCGCGTAGGACTCTTGGGGTGTGGGTTTGTCGAGCGAGGCGTCGTAGGCGACGCGATCGGGCTCGCGAGGATTTGTCCAGTCGTTGACGATTTCGCCGTCGCCGGTTGGCGTGAAGCGAATGTCGGCGCGACCGGAGAGAAGCGGATGGAATGAAACAATGCCGATCATGCTGCACCGCCAGGGATAGGCATTCCGCCGCCGCCAGGGGAAGGCATGGGCATGGGCATTCCCCCGCCGCCGCCACCAGGTTGCTGACCGCCCATTCCACGGGCGAGCATCTGGAGAGGAGCCGATTGCGCAGCTTGGCGTAGGACGTTGAGAAGCATGGCGGATTGCGGCCCAGCCATGTCGGGATTGTCATCCGGCATCGCGGAGATGAGATCTTTGACCGCGCGGAGGATCTTATCGTGCAAGGGTGATTCGATCGGAACAGACGGAAGCAACTCTTCCAACTGCTTGATAACCGTGCGCGCTTTGAGCATTGCTTGCGCAGCGAGCCCGGGATTGCCTTGCGGAGAAGACGGCCCGCCCATGTTGGCGGATTGAGGAGCTAAGCCCAGCGGTAATGCGCCGCCCGGAGCGCCGGGAAGACCCGGCGGGGGAGAACCTTGCGGAGCTGGCATGCCAGGGAGCGGCATTGCTGACTCTGAATAGGCGCTGAGAGCGCAAAGGGCGGGCTCGGAGCGCGATTATCGAAAGGAGAACACGATTCGGAACGTGGCGATTTACGCAGCGATCCAAGCTCGCGCTCCGAGCTTTAACCGCTTACTTCCGCTTTCCGCGACGACGACGGCGAGCCATGGGCATTGTCCTTTGATGCTGGGGAGGTCTCAAGCCTTACTCCCCGGTGAAGGAACCGCAGCGGTGAGCGGCGGTTGAAAGGATATTACGCAGGGCGGAAAGAAAATGTCAAATGGAGACGGAGAGGTAGGTTATTTCTTCTTTCCTTTGGCTTGTTCGAGCATGAGTTGCGGGTTCTGACGCATGGCCTCGGCGCGTTCGAGTTCCTTGGATTCTGCGGAGAGCGCTAGGGCTTCTTCGTGCGGCGGGTGGGTTAGCGAGATGAGGTCTTGCGAACCGATCGCGCCTGCTTTGGCGAGTGCAAAGGCGAGTTCTTTGGACTCGTGAGAGAACGCAGGCGAGGATGAGTGGGAGTCGACACGGACCGACCAATCGGAGGGTAAGTCAGCCATGAGGAATTCGATACGTTTCATGTTAGGCGCGGGTGCGTTCCAAAGGTTTTTCCACCATGACTGCGGTGCGGCGGATAGTTCATTGGCGTTTGGGCGAGCCCATGCTGCGACCTTCTTAGGATATCGTGCTTTGAGAAGATCAACGCCGAGTGATCCGACGGCCTCAACAGAGCGCTCAATACGAAGCGCGCGAGTTTTGAAACGTGGTGAGCCTGTGCGAACGAGAGATTCGGCTTGGGAACGCGCGCGGACGCCGGAGTCACCGCGGCCTTGGAGAGTCGGAGTAAAGCCGCCCATTTCGTCAAAGCGCTTTTCGATTTCATGTACGTCGGCCCATAGGTGTTCGGGGATTTGAGGGGCTAGGGATTCGATCTTTACGTTTGGATCGGTGTCGGAAAACCAACCGCCGGGTTTATTGATCTTTGCGATGATATTTTGGTTCGCGGACTTACCGCCTATGATTTTCCATGGCGGATTTTCCTGACGGCGCAAGAGAGCGTTGATGCCGTCGATACGACCGTTGAGCGCGAGCTGGAGAAGATGGACGTTGTAGACTTCGGAACGTCCCCAGAAATAACCGCGCACGGGGTTCGGGCAGAATTCAATGAAGGGTTGATGGCCGGAAAGCGGATTGGATTCCTTTGAACGCCGAATGAGTTCTTGGTCGCGCAAGCCGGACGGATCGGCGAAGAGATTGCGTTTGAGATATTTGCCTTCAATGATGATGTCGTCGCCAATGGTTTGGAGGGTTGTCCAGTCGTTTTCGTCGGCGTCTTGGACCCAGATTTCGTCGAGACGGATGAGTTCGGAGATTAGGGTTTGATCGAATTGCGGGGAAGTGTTGGTGATCCAGTCGAGGATGCCTTGTTGACCGGAGGCGGAGTCGTTGGCCGAGCGCACGGGTTGATTGCCGAAACCGCCGCCGAGGACGATTTGCTTCATGACGTTGAGGTTCTGCGGCGCGATCGGAGATTCTCGCGGCGTGACGTGGCGGCGGACTTTGCGTAGAAGATCGTGCTTGTCGGGATGGCGTTCGACGAGATCGCGGAATTGCCCGAGCGTCATGTAGGTTGAGAGGAAGAAGGCTTCTTGTTGGTCGAGCGTTGGGAGATCTTCGCGTAGGACGCCCATGACTTCCGGCTGGACGACGTAGGGCTCGAAGCCATTTTCGGTCCAAAGGAGTTGCAGGAAGGCTTTGCCTTTGACGCAGGATTCGATAACCGTGGAATCGATCGCGACGTCGACATCGCCCGAGCGCATGAATTGGTGAAGGAGCTGAGTTGCCCCAGTCGCCATTGCACGCCAGTCAGATTGAGACGGATCGGTCGGCGTGATATGGAAGCGTAATTCGGTCGGGGAGTAGAGATAAGCCGCGAGGTTCGAGACATGGATGTTGGTTTTGTTGAAGGTCGACCCGCCGCCGTCGTAAGCGCCCGTTAGGAATAAGGAGTTGAAGTAGTTACCGCGCTGGACGCGATGATTCTGCGACACCGAACATTGCGCGACGATATCCGACGCCCAACCGGCGATCGAACGTGACGGGATCTTGAGAGCCATGATAGGTGCCTGGTTGAGTCAGTCAGATCAACGATATTTGACCGTGCCAGTGTGCCGAAGTTTGGGCGCGTTGGAAAGCATACCGGAAATGACCTTGGCGTCGGGTTGATTGGCAAGCGCGCCGGAGGCGGCTAAAGCGGAGAATCCTGCGACTTTCTTGGCGAGTTCCGGGTTGGTTTGCGCGATTGAAGCGCGCTGGGTACCGAAGAAATTGTCGACCTTTTCTTGCTGCGGAAGAGGGAGTTTGGGCACGGAATTCTCGCCGACGCGGTTGTTATCGCGCATGTCGGTCATGGAGTAATCGGCCATGACGGTCTCGGCAGTGAAGTCGACGGCTTTAGCGAGGGTTGAGCCGGTTTTTGCCGGAGCGCGCTGTTCGGTGATGATGGTTGACATGTTGGCAGCGCGTTTGGCGGCGTCTTCGGCGGCGAAGGCATCACGGCAGATTTTGCGCGGGCATTCGGGATCGGGACGGATGTTGCGTAGGATATCGATGTAATGACGCTCGGAGACGGTACGGGTGTAGGCGTTGCCGCAACGAGCGCATTCGAGAGAGAGTTTGAAGCGCTTGGGGGTGAGGTGCGCTGGGATGGCGGGATCGCTCATGATGTCGGGCTCGTTGTTATAGTGCGTTCGGAGATAGGGATGTCGCCGCTTTCTAACATATCGGCGACCATGCGCAAGAATTCGGGGACGGTATCGAAAGCGCAGTTGGCAGATCGGAAATGGAGAGTCGAGTCGGTTGCCGCGATAACAAGGACTTTGTGCGAGTCCGAACCGAGGCCAGCCGCGCCGAGAAGTTCGAGACCGTGATAGATCACGGATAGAGCGGATTCTTGCGGTGAGGGTTTTGCCGTCATATCAATCCGCGCTCCCGCATCCATTTAGGTTTGTAGTTTAGATCCTCGCGCTCGGCTTCGGCGGATTCGGCTTTGCGAAAATGTCCGATGACAAGCTTGCGCATGAATTTGGTTTGCTCGGGGGCGGACTCGTCTTCATCGTCGGGGCGGTAATTGGCGGAATTGACGACGGCGTAGGTTGCGTTGTCCGCGAGAAGGCCCGCACGCTGCATATCAGTCCAGGTTACATGAGCAAGAGCCGCCGCCATGACGCGATCGTCGTGCTGGCCTTCGGGAGCGCCCAAGGAGCGATCGGTATCTTGGATGAAGGATTGCATTTCCGAGACAAGCGGGATCGATCGCAAGTCGAGTTCGTTCTTGGCAAGGGAGTCTCGCATGGAGTTGAGGATTGCGAATTTCAGATCGCGCGTGGTGTTGAACTGCGTTGTGTTGGACGAACGCATGACGGAATCGTATTTAGAGTAGAGAAACCAGCGCGCGTTACCGAGAAAGTCCGACCAGTCGCGTTGCGCACGAGCGTCGTTGGCCTCGGCGTAGTTGCGCGCGGCGAGGAGTTGGCGCAGGGATTTGAATTCGTTGAGGACGGCTAAGCCGACGCCGCCGGAGATTTCAATGTTGAGATGGCAGTTGCGGTAAGCGCCTGCGAGATAAGCCATGATCCAAGCAACTTGGCGCGTGTCTTTCATGTTCGCTGCGTATTCCGCGACTTGGCAGAACCGATCGGCGTAGGAGCGCCAGACCGAGATGCAGGAGTTGTCGCCATGGCCTTCTCGGCCCCATGCAGGGTCGATGCCGATTGCGTATAATCCGTGCGGATGCGGATGCTCCCAAACGCGAAGTTCGACGAGAGTTTTATCCGAGACCACACGCTCCATGCGCGATTCGAGGAATGCGTTGGAGAGGAGGAAACGAAAAGGCTCGTATGCGCCGTAGGGTTGAGAGTTCTCGGGATTGGTCGAGGTTGAAAGATGCTCGTAAACTTTCGCGAGGGTGCGCGTCGGAAAAAACGACGAGCCCGACATGACGAATGCCTCGGCGTCATACCAGGGTTGGTTTTGTTCGATCGCGCCTTCGTCGGTGGATTGATCGGATTGCCGATGGCGATACCAAGCGAGTTGTTCTTGGGTGACAAGAACGCCGTGGCGCTTGTGGACGATCTTGATCTTTTCGCGTTCTTCCGGCGAGGGAGGTTGAGAACCATAGATGTGGAAAAGCCGCGACTCGGATTGCGTACCGCCGGTTTTGCGATAGGCGTTGAGGTCTTTCGCCCACCAGCCGATAAAGCATGCGCGCTTGGTGATCGTGTCGCGCTGGTGTTCAAGATACATGTCGCGCCAATGGTTGAATCCTTTGGCGGTGTTATGCGTCGGGAGCATAGTACGTCCAACGAGGAACAAGTGCGAGGGCGTATCTACTGCGATGCAGCGAACTGGCACGCTAGGAATCTTTGTGATTTTTTCTATGCCGACTTGTTTCGTTTTTCTCCA